CGAAAATAGCAGTTTCCAGTGCGAACGTATAACCATTACCCATGGAGGAAATCTTCTCGTAAGAGATAGACTCACCCTTATACTCCCCGAATGGGGAACGTAAGGCCATAAGAAAGCTATACCAGTCAGGCGTCAAAAGATGTCTGCAAAGTCTAGTTGAAATACTATCAGACGCTGCGGACAAATCCAAAGTTGAATACCAACCTCGTAAAGATCCCAACCGAGCTAATTCTTGATTCTTCTCTTGATCGTCGATGTCAATACCCCACCGTTTTTGCGGCGGCGGAAAAAGCCATCAACGCCCAATTGAAGATACAAATTCATAGAAGGCTCTATCGCTATCGAACGCTCAGTTTTTGCGTTCTTTGGTACAAAAGTAATACGGTTGCCAGGGACAATGTATAGAACCTGTTGCCAGAAGACTCTTTGATTGAGAATAGCTGTCATCGGTATATTGTACTTCCGACGATAGTCGTCCTCAAGAGCCCCAAGCCATCTTGGATCTGATTGTATTGCGTACCGTGCGTACGGGAATGCATCCTTGGTACACGAATAGGGCCAATTTTCATATTTATGAAAAATACTAGTTTGGCCTTTAATAGTGTCTAGGTTTGCTCCCGGTCCATGACGTGACCACTCCGTCAAACTGTCGTCACTCGGCGGCGAAGCACCAAGCAACTTTCTTAAGAAGGATCGCGAATATGTAAACACATCCACTAACCATTCCTCTTTCGGTGCAATAAGAGACCAAAACCCTTTCGAGTTGAAGTCTTTACAGCTTAATTCTGCTTGGACGAACTTCTTCTTCGCAGCATTAATACGATCATTACGATCGCCCGGAAATTGGAACTTTTTCAAAAGACTTATGACCTGATAAACTGCGCGCACTTCAGCGAGCGGTCTATCCCTGAGATACATACTCTGTATACCCCAGTCCTCAGACAGCTCAAGATATGCCTCAAAATCACGTTTTCTTATGATTTTAGACAAAACCTTGATTTCTGTCGGTGTGAGGAGGTAATATAGGTCGTTGATTAAACACCCTAACACTTTCCACGGATAATCTCGCGGAAGTGCCACTCCACTGATTACATCTAGCAGCGGAGTGCGTTTCTTGCTCTTCAATTCAATTTTCATGAATTTATCCTTGATTTTTGCTAGCTAAAATACAGCCGGCCAGTTTTGGAAAATATCTATCATGTAAAACAGATAGATAACGACGGAAGTGATTGCTGTGACAATTGCTATATCCATAGCTATATCATCAGTGTATCATTTAACGGAGCCATAACTGCATCAAGATCGAGCAATGCCAATACACGTTGACGAACTAGCAACGTTTCAGCTGCTGTTGCGCCAACTGGCACCGAAAAGGAAACTTCGGCGATAATCGGAGAAGTAATTTCCGATGTACCGTCTACCCCTGTAACAGTGATGTCATACGAGAACTTAATCGCAGACCTCGCTACTCCAAGGAAGTTTCCAGCTTGTTTCGGGAATGTTCGATACAACGAAAGCTCATCGCGAGATGAAAGTGAGTGGGTTTCACCCACATACTTTGACCTATTGAGGTACTCCTCGAAACGAGTGTATGTTTCCTCCACGATGGTCGTTGTATCATTCAACGTGTCAACGTTAAATACTATAGTGTTTCCTTGCATGGATTAATCTCCAGGTAATTTGCGCGTTCACTTCATAAGTCGGGTGAGGTTTCCACCTACCACGGACTTTAAGATGATCGCAAGGTCTAAAACTTTTAAGGTATCAAGCCGAACATCAAGTTCGGGCCATATACCTCGTTGAGGATCGGGCACACGGTGTTTAACTACAGTGGTCTTAATATTCTGACCGGACCAATCAACGGTATGCATATCGTACGTATCAGTATCCGTACATGATATCATTACCACCGATTGAGTCTTTGTAATTGTTGTCGTTTGCCAGGAAGCTAATTCATCGACACCAACCTTTGGCGTCCATGAACTGATAACATCGGCAATGTTGAGAAACCAGCTGACAATAAAGCTGAACGGGATAACTTCCCATACAGTTTCTGCCATTTGGTCCGCACCCCATATATTTAAGGGCGTAGCGTCAACATCACACAGCACTCCAGCGCGAACTTCGGCATCAAAAGATGCTGTACGTTCCCACACCGCAGTATAGCCGTAGCCATTTACGGTAACAGAATCAGTATCAACGATTCTGTCTGATGCCGTACCTCTTGCCGTCTTACGAGACTTTCCTAATGTCTCATTGTAAGCTTTCATGATGTTTTCTGCATCAATCAGCAAGGGTCGAATCCCATAGCGGTACTCCATGTAGCGATTTTGAAGTTCCTTGAAACTAATTTCGTTTCGCAGGTACTTAAAATCGAGGCGTTTTAATGCCCGGACAATGCGTATTACCCTTAAAAGGATACTCGCAACGCCCTCCACGGTTTTCCGCCCTTCAGCCAAAGTCATACTAACAGCCATCTGCACAACCGAACGGTTGGCGTAGGCTCCAGTAACGGCTTTGTTTACTAAAGTCTCAATTTGAGACTCAGTAAGGTCTGAAGTGGGCAAGTAGTCCGGAGCTTCAGCAGCCGGACTCCAGGTACCATTCCAATGATCACCGTGCCAAGTACCGTCAGGATTGACGTTAACCATCTCCTTGTTAAAGGGAGTTGGTGCACTTAGCATTTCATGAACAGACTCGCTATACATGGCGTTATTAAAAATCTCGCCACGTGCTTGTCGTCTCTTGAAATCTGGAATCACTTCATCGTACATAAATTTTACCTTCTCGCTAACAATAGATTGATTAGCAGAGATAGTCGTATAACGATACGGATCCCCAACGACACCATTGTACCTTTTACCAGTAACGGTATTAGATACAGTAGA